TGCCGAACTTCCTCATGTCGACCACGAGGTCGCGCCCGAAGTGGTACCGATATAGCCTCGGCAAGAGTGCGTTCGAAGCGATGCGCAGCTTCTTGCCGTTGATCTCGATGGTGTCTGTCATGATGCCTCCTCACTTAACATCAAGAGCGAGGGCTGTTGCACCCTCGCTCATACCTTTTCTGCGCCTTATGCGGGCACATTCACCGCAGTAAACCAGCTGGTCCTCGTGGCGGTCGGAGTGTCGGCAGCAGTGCGAGCCTTGATGAGGCCCTGCTGCGAGGCCGATCCAGTCACCAGAGGCAGAGCCTCGAAGTTGAAGGTCTGGGTCACAGGGGTCGGAGTGTCCTCGATGGTCGAGCTGCCTGCATTGGGCTTGCTGGTGGGCAGGACCCTATAGAGCACATTCAGCTCGGAGTCCTGATCGCCATCTACCTCGAAGAGGAGGGCGAAGGGCTTCGGCTGGGTGCCAGTCTTCTCATAGATGACCTTCGAGGTGCTATCTTCCTCGATGCCCCAGATGTCAGCGAGCATGCTCTCAGGGATGAGTGCCATCTCGAGGCTGCCGCTGTAGCCGTTGTTCGCGAAGGTTCTGTAGTAGGTGATGTTGTCCGCATAGAAGGGGGTGCTGGTGCTGTTGTCATCGAGAGTGATGGCGACAGCTCCCTTGACCGCCACAGGGGTTTCCCAAGAGTTGGTGGCTCCTTCCGTGAGGACCGCATAATAGACATTCTTCAGGCCGAACCTGACCTTGTTTTCAGCCATATTTAGGCCTCCTTTGTGGTAAACGAGTACGCGACCATCCAGCACTTCTCGCTGTCGAGGTAGCCGACCTCTCTGGTGAAGGTTATCCCCAGAGCCATCAGCTTGGCCTCGATCAGGAGCTCGAGCGAGGGGTCGCGGTACTTCTCATAGAGCTCGACCTGATAGGTCGGTAGTGTGTAGTAGTTGATATTGTCGGCATGCCAGACCACTGGCGCGGTGTCGATGAAGGTGATGAAGGGCAGAGTCACCGCGACCTGCTCGGGAAATGACCTGTAGGCCACCTTCTGCTCAAAACCGCTGATAGAGCTCAGTGCGGCCTGCATCTCTGCTATGGTCATATATTTTCCACCCCTTTTCTAACCTCTTCCATGAGCGAGTTGATCGCTGCCTGCTCAGCCGCCTCGATGTGAGGGTAGGCCTTCGCATGCCCGACCACTCTGCCGCCGCGCACCACGGCATGTCCATGCTCGAGCAGATGAGTGAGGCGATACTCGCCGTCACCTGCATGGATGACCTTGCCGCTGTAGTGCTTGCCGCCTTTAAGAGTTGTGGCTCGCCATGACTGAGCATAAGCTCCTGTCGAGCCCTTTGGCGAGGTCTGCTTGAGCCTTGCGACAGTCTCCTTGGCGACCTTGTTCACAGCCTCAGCCACCACCTCATCGGTGGCTCCCGCGAACTTCTGCATCTCCTCTGCGATGACCTTCGCGAGATCCTCGGTCTTGATGGCAGCCATCAGGGCTCACCCAGACTGCTCTCGCCCACCCTCGTGCCGAGGTAGAGCTCGATGCTCTCGTCTCTTCCAAGGTAGGTGCGATAGATGCTGAACCGCTTGCGCCCGCCGCGCAGGATGAGCTCGGCTGACTGCTCGCCCTGATAGTCAGGAGCGAACATGGTCGCCTGATACTCGGCGCGGAGGCCATGCTGGCCTGCATCTGACCATTCGGCTCTGGAGACCGAGCGCAGGTCACAGTAGACCAGCCTCGGCTCTGCGGCCTCTATAAATTCGCCGTTGTTGTTCTGCTGGTACTCCGAGGGCACCAGATAGAGCGGTGTGGACCTATCCATCGGTCTCACCCCAGTTAGTGTGACCAGTCATGGTCTTCAGCTGTGCGAGCTTGGTGTGGTAGATGTCGCGCCACTTATCCGAATCCTCATTGTTGCCGAACTGCCACTTGCAGAAGGCCACGATGGCTGACTGCACCTGTATAGATGCAGGCTGACCATCGCTCTCGGTGTCGATGATGACCCCGAGGCCCTCCATCTCCGCGATGGCTGTCGCGATCAGCATGTTGAGCTCGCTGTCGAACGCATCGGTCACGATGCGCAGGGCGAGCTTGACGATGTCTAACATCTTAGCCTCCTATGATGATGCGCGGCGAGGTGTGTGAGGGCCGCCCCGCCGCGCTATGCCTATGCGGACAGCTCACGCTGCCGCCGTTGGCCTAAGAGTTTCCGCCGCCAGCGGCACCGATGGTGACCACTGCGAAGGCATTCGGGGCGACTACTCCGATGGCAGCGTACAGTCTGCCGATGACCCTGTTCATGTCCTGAGTCGCCATAGTGAGCTCGTCGAGCTTCATCTTGATGTCGAGGCCGCTCGGGAGGTTGAGCTGAGCACCGCGAGACAGGCTGCCCACGATGACCTTGTTGTCAGCGACAGCAGAGCTCATGATGACAGGCATGCCATAGAAGGGATCGAACGCATAGTTGGCTGCGAGCCTTGCAGACTCGATAGCTGCCCAAGTGGTCCTGTTGAGGATGACCACAGCATCGCCGTCAGCCTCCTCGGAGATGAGGCCGCGACCAGTGAGCACCGCCGCGAGAGCGTTGGAGGAGCCAGTGGCTATGGCAGGCGAACCAGTGGCAGGGGTCACGATCTGGGAGATGAGATCATCGCCGATGGTCTTGAAGATCCTGTAGGAGATCTCGTCATAGATGTACCTGAGGAACTCCTCGCCCCTCATATCGAGGGCCTCATCGCTGACCTGCACCCACTTCTTGTAGCTGTAGGGCACAAGATTGACGATGCCAAGAGACAGGTTCTCCGCAGAGACTGCGGCTCCGCCTTCCTCGTGCTTGGTTGCGTTCTGAGCAGACCTCTCATAGTTGACCTTGAGATTGCCCTTGAACTCCGACTTGCGGATGCGGCTGATGATGCCGTTGCTCTCGTAGGCGGTCCTGACGATGTCATCAACGAAGGAGGGCACTGCCACAGTCCAGTTTTCGACATTCTCGGTGATCAGAGCTCTGAGCTCTGCATCCTTGCCAGTCACCACATAGTCGGCGAAGGCCTTGATGTATTCCTTGCTGTTTCTGATTTCCATGTTGTTGGATTCCTTTCTGATTTCGGGCTCGACCTCGTTGGTCGGCTCGATCTTGGTGTTGGTTGCGATAGACTCAGCGAGCCTCTTGCGCTCTTCCTCGGCGGCCTTTCTGGTCTCGAGCTCATCGGTGATGGCTCTCATCTCAGCCTCGAGAGAGGTGAGCTCCTCCAGAGTCCTGTCCTCGGTAGACTCTGCGGCGATCTCCTGCCTGCGAGCCTCGAGCGCATCGCTCGCCATGTTGGCATAGTCCATAATTAGACCTCCTTCATGCCGTTGATGCGGTTGATGATTTCCTGTTTTTGAGCTCTGACCTTTGCGGTCTCCGCGAGCTCCTCGCGGATGAGAGCGATGACTCCCTCGCCCTCGTTTCGAGCAGAGATGGCTGTGGCATCATTTGCAGGCAGAGACACCGCAGAGACATCGAAGAGCTTGCGGATGGCGGTGATCGTGCGCACGATGGTCACCTTGCCATCCTCCTCGGTAGTCTCGCGGCGGTCGCCGCCCTCGTCTATGATAAATCCAAAGGACATCTTCGTAGTGTAGCCGCCCTTGATCTCCTGATAGAGCTGGCGGCCTATGTCGGTGCCACTCAGGTCAGCTCTGACCTTGAGGCCGTGGTCATCGATGGTGAGAGCCAGCGTGCCGTTGCTCTTCCTCGCGAAGACCCTGCCGCAATGGTCATACTGCATGATGACATCCGTCATGTCGGTGTTGTCGAAGGCTGCCCTGTCCACCTGCTCGAGAAGGGTCCAGCCCTCCTCCTGCCACAGCACATAGGGCTGATTGAAGGTGGTCGCATAGCCCTCGACTATGTACTGGTCATCGCCCTCATCTGGGAGAGCCCTGACCTCCATCTCTCGGAAGGAGCGGCCCTCGAGGATCTTGTCAATTTCGGTCTTATTCATTGGTTTCCTCCTGACCATTGAGGTCATAATATTCGCCCCTCACAGGCAGCGAGTCGCCGATGCCCTCAGGCAGCGGTGGCAGATTCCATATCTCGCGGATCTCGTTCCTCGTCATGAGGCCTCGGTCTGCCATCTGGGCAGAGACCGCGAGCTTGTCAGAGTTGCTCATGTATTGGAGCCTGTTGGCGGTCGCCATCACGAAGGTGCCAGTCTGTCGCTCTTTCTGCGTGAAGAGCATCTTGGTGAGCACCTCGGAGAGCTGGATGCTGAAGGGCTCCACACACCCCTCATAGAAGGCCGACCAGCTGTCGCCGATGGCCTTGTTCTCGAGGATGTCCTCGTTGACCCCGAAGTAGTCATAGACATTCTTGTTGATGAGCTTGATCTGGTCTGCATCTGCCACAAAGGGCGAGACCTGAATCTGCTTGATGTCCTTGTAGGTATTCGGGAAGAGGAGCATGCCCTGCCCCTCGGTGAGGTTTTCTCTGGTAAACCGCTCGCGCTCCTTCTTGAGATCGGTCTCGTTGACGAAGTTGGACAGGGTCGCCATGAATTTGTAGGAGGCCGAGCTCTTGACACCTTCCTCGATGCCCTGATTCTGGATCTCGAGCAGCTGCATGGTCGGGTCGAGTGCCTTGTTGCTCTCGCCGAAGAGGTCATTGCGGTACTGGTATTTGGTCATGATACCGACTCGCCTCTGCTCGATAGCGATGCGCTGGTCATTCGGGAAGTAGATCCTGATCCAAGGCTCGCCATTGACCTCGATGGTCTCGACCCTCTTGTAGTACACAGGATAGATGCCTGTGGTATCGCCGTACTGGTCGAGCACAGGCACAATGATGGCTGTGTTCTGCATGTCGAGGAGCGTGCTCAGTCGGTAGAGCATCTGCGACCATGTCTGCCACTCATTCGGGCCGAGGCGCAGCTTGCTCTGGAGGGCAGGCTTGGCGGTGCCGTTGATGGTCACATCCAGCTTCGAGATGTGCCTCGCTCTGGCATCTATCGCCGCCCTGATGAGCTCGCTCTCATAGAGCTCGCCGCTCCAGCTGTGGAAGACTGGAGTGTAGCCTGAGAGGAGCCTGAAGACCTTCTGCTCCTGATAGCTTGGCTCGAGATCCTTGTCTCGACCAAATAGTTTTTCAAAAAGGCTCATGTATTACCTCTCATTCGCGAGCCGCCCTCCGAGCTCGCCCCACCACTTCTGCCGCACGCAGAAGGCATCGAGCAGAGCCGCCATCCCATCGATGTGCTCGGTCGCTGACAGCTTCTCGAGCTGCTTGCGACCGCTCGACACCTCCGTCTTGAGGGCAGAATTGAGCATGTGTATCTTGAGGAGATCATCGTCACCGATGATGACCTTGTTATCTTTGATTAGAGCCTCGACCTCGTTGATGACAGGAGTGAGGTTGGGCCCCTGTCTCACGCTGTCGAGCTTGAAGCCCTCGGCATCGAGATCCTGCACCAGATAGGCTGCACAGTATGAGTCATAGCCGATGACCAGAGGATAGACTCGGTACTCTCGGACCGCTGTCATAAACCAGCGTTCAACATCGTGATAGTCGACCTCATGACCGCCTGAGAGGCTCAGGAGACCCCTCTGGGCATATATGTCATAAGGCAGGCCATCTCGCGCCTGCGCCTCTGTGAGAGCCTCAGAGGGCATCCAGAAGTGTGCCTTGACATAGCAGGTATCGCCGCGCTGGATGACGAGGCAGGCCGCCGTGAGGTCTGTGGTGCGCGACAGGTCGACACCGCCGACCGCATAACAGTCGCGGAAGGCCGAGAGCTCGATCGGATCTCCCGAGCACTTCTCGACCACCTCGGCAGGCAGCCATGCGAGCGAGCTGTTCTGCTTGATGTTACAGTATTTGGTCATAAACTCAGCCTTCTTGCTGAGTGAGCCCTCGGCGATGGCAATCTCCTCGAGGATATAATTGACCGAAACGCTAACACCAAGGTTTGGCATTGACTTTCGGAGCTCGTTTAGGTCATTCCATTTGTCTGCTTCATCGATGATGTAGAGAAATGGCGCGAGCCTTGTTTCCCTGCTATT